GTGGGTGGTTGTTTCTTCCGTGGGTTGGCCGGACCTAGTGTAAATGGTCACTTCCCACTGCCCACGGTCAGTGTACCCGATTGCCATCGCGTCATAGCTTGCCGCCCGCCCATGCCAACGCCTCACCTAAAGCCAATGGTAGGTCGAGGCCGGGGATGACTGCACGGAGGAAGGTCAGGAACTGGGGCGCCACGGAAAGCGCTTTCTTTGTTCCTGCGCGGAGATACGACAACAGGTCGCGGACGTGCATTGGATTGTCATGCCATTGTGCTGCGTCACGAATGCGCACCATGGCGTTGATGTGCTGCGTCGGATGCAAACGAGGAAGCTCGAGTGAATACCAGGAGGAGTGGGTGACGAACTCGATGTTTGCTGCGACAGTCACACGACCAAGTGCTCCGTTGTACGTTGCGGTCCCATCCACGATCTGTGGGGCCAAGCTCTTCACACAGATGACTAGAGGACCGGACCTGGCCATATATGGTGACGTCGTTGCGACCACGGTATCTTCGTTAAATTCGGCGATTTGGGCGAGATCAAAATCTGCTTCTTTTGACGGCTTGTGAAACCCATACATGCCCTTGGAGAAAGACCCGACGCGAGCTCCGGGTTGCTCAGAGAGGTAGCTGAAAATGTCGGCGTTTTGGATTACAGACAGCCAGTCAACTCCTGGTGACAGTTGTGCCCCAACAATGTCACCTGATGCAGAGAGCTCAGATGAGGAGCACGAAAACATCATTGACATGGAATTGATGCGCAGCGATTCCAAGCCAGTGAACACTGAGCCAATTTCAGGGAGCGACGAAATGGCAAAATAGTCACACGACTGGTTGAGAACGAATCCAAGGCGGACATTAGTTGGTGTGTCTTCTCCAATAAAGCCTGAACTCCATTCGAAGGCGAAAAGGCCATGCTGAGATGAGGAGTAAGAAATGCCGGAAACGACGGTGAAGTCAAGTCGGCCGACATTCGTCCAATCGTTTCCTGACCATTGATACACAACAAGGCCTGACCCTTCAGGGGTGCCTCCGGTGCCTCCTGTGACCGTCAACGTCCAGGGATTTGCATTCGTTCCCTGGCAATAGATCGCAGTGCGGCCTCCCACCTGCATCGGGTACCAGTTGTTTCCATGAAAATGTGCGTAGCTTGGGTCCCCGATATGGCAGTCCAGCAACAAGTACGGACAGAGCGGGTAATTGGAAGGTGCAGCAGAGACCATGTACTCGAACCAGGCGCTCTGGCCAGGCGTGTATGAGCTGGGGTCGAGGTGGTCTGGTTTGGAGAAATACCATTGCACGGAGTAAGTCGGGAAATTCGGGTTAAGCGTCCAAATGAAGCTGAAGTTTAGGGCGTCGCGATTGAGGATTGTGATGAAAGTGCCCGCTGGCAACAGACAATCGACGTCGGCACTCGGTGTTGACCAGTTGACAGAAGTAACACTGAACGGGCGTGACACCGCCGTTGGTGTTGTGGTGAACACAGTGGAGTACCGCATTGGCATCGACACCGCAGGGAGGATTGCTGACAACATGGTATTGTGAGTCAAGGAAGCGGATGGTTTCACTGTTCGGGCAGGGCGACGCATCTTCGGCTTTGATTTGCGAGGCTGTGTCGGAGGATTGGCAAGATAAACCCGGGCTTTGCTTTTCTTTTGTTTCGGCTTTCTCTTGGGCAACGCCACCACTATCGCTTCGTCTGCTCCTGTCGATGCAATCGGGATCTTTGGCAAACTGGGGCGACCTCGGCGGCGCGGCATGACGCGATGGCAATCGGGATTTTGGGTTGTGGATGATGTGAGACGATTCCAGTGGAAGTATCTCGTATGCTTTTCTGCGGGAAAAAGAAAATCTCCCGTTCCGGCGGTCCGGAAGTGTCAATTTCGCGCGCAATGGCGCGCTCTTCAGTCAGGGACTGGGGCACTGTTTGGTTCAATCGCGCGGGTGCCCACCGCGCCGCTCCCACGCTCACTCGAGGCGGAGCAGCCTGTCGAGCACTGGATGCTCGATCAGGACGGGGAACGACTGCACACTCTGAATTTGTTTTGTGAGGGAAGCAAGCTCATCGAATGACACTGCATGACGAGAGCAAAACTGCTTGACCCCAAGAGGGTGCATTCTGAAGGTCGTGCGGGTTGGGTGGAGTAATATTTGTGGCCGTTCACTGTCTTTCAAGGGTTTGACTCGAGAGCCTTCAGTCAGCTCGAGTTCTTTTGCAACGATCGGACTCATGAGGGGATGACAATTCGCCAGGATGCGCCAAGCCATGGCAACACCGCGAATCCAAGAGTCAGGCTGACTCTGCCACTCCAATGACCAACCGTGCTTTCCGAGAAACCGATGAGTTTCAGGCACAAAAACGAAACGCTCAACAGCATCTGCATAAGCAGTGATGGGCCAGCCTCCAACAAAATGAATGTGAGCGGGGCTTGGACGAGGAAACAGCTGGAGCGTGAGTCCAAAACGCGAAACAAACTGCACAAACAGAGTGCACTCGACATCTGTGACAGGGAGAGGGGACCCGATGAGGAGGTCATCGCCACACACGGCGAACCTCCACGACAAAGACAATGCGCGTGCTGCGCATGCGGCGACCAAACCATTGATGATCGAATTTCCGCAAGAAGTGTTCGAGTCACCTGAAGCGCGTCCCCCTTCGGATGAAAAAGTTGCTACAACTTGTCCATGATGCTTGTAGCTTCCGCGGATTTGTTCTTGTCTCCTCAGACATTGGAAGACACGAGAATCGCGGACCCCCATCCGGGCGTAAAACTGCCGTTCAACACGCAAAAGCTCGACGTTGATGGACCGATCGAACTTTGTGTAATCACCGTCAGCGAACCAAACGTGTCCAGTTGATTGAAAGGCGGTGATGATGTCTCCGAGCTCTTCAGCTGTGCGGCCTGATGCGTAGACGACGGGGTGTGTGAGTCCCCAATGATGCTTGAGCAATTGCCCGACCCTGCGCATGTACGGGCCAAGCAGAACTTGAGGGGCGAGATTGACGAGGCCGAGAACAGCTCGAGGTGCGTACCCTTCTGTGACGTCCTTGAGAAGCAACTCTTGCTTGATGACGAGATTGCGGCGATACAATCGAGAGTCATTGAAGTCGAATGTAAAGAGGATGTCACGAATACGCTGCAGTTGCCGGCGCCGCGGCCATGGAAAGGTGGACACCCATTCAACCCAGGTGGTTGGATGATCGAAGGTCGGCACGGTCAATCCAAACATGTCTGGGGGCAACAATTCCTGGGCAACCTTCCGCTGCGGCACGGTGATCGGAGACAAAACGCGACATAGCAAGGCGGAAGCAACTGAGTTGCTATCTCGAGCGGAAACGAATGGCACCGTGCGGAAGGCGAAGCTACAAAGGTGTGGGGACTGATCGAACATGTCATGTTGGAAGTCAGTGATTGACAACGCACAGCGGGGACCGCGTCCGTAGCGTTTTGGCTGAGAATCAATGGCATCGGTCTTGGTTGCACGGTAACGAAACAGAGAGAAAGAAGGGAGCTCTGTCGTTGCAACGTAAAGATTGGGGGTGTGGCGATAGCCAAGGTTCCAAGCAAGGATCATTTGTTGCCCGCGAACGCTGCAGTTTGAACACATCCAAACGCGTTCACCTTTGATCAAAAGCCGACGCTGTTGAAGACACAGAGGGCATCGCTTGTGAGGGCAGTCATGCCTGCGACCACTGAAGCCAACCCCGCACAAAAGACAACGCCCGTGCACGTCGCAATCAGGGAACCGTTGCCAAACAATGGAAGCGGAGAAGCGGGTAGTTGCTCCAGACTCGGGAAGGCGAAAGACTTGCGCGTCCTGTTCGAGCGCAGCGACGATGGCGCTCATCTGGTCGGTTGATGGTAGCGGCATATTGGCTTTGCGAATGGCAGCTTGAATGTCGCGTAATGCTGTCATGATGACGGCAGCGTCATGAATGTGTGGGGCGTGGTGACGGATGAGCGGGTCGTAGAGTGATATGTCAACGGGGTTGCGAAGTGTAAAGCGTGAGTCATGGGTTATGGTTGATTGGATCGGGCGCATAGGCTCACGGGTGGATGCTCCCCGCATTTCGCTCTGCTTCACTGTTTGGGCTAGAGCGGGAAACATTGACTCAGCGAAGCTCCCTCCGAACCACTTCAAAATTTGTTGGTCGCTGCAGGCGATCTCCAGAGTGTGTGATTGCACTTGTGTATGCCATCCAGGAACGAAATCGCGCACTTGCATTGCGCGCAACATGTTCCATTTTGTGACATCGCCTCCATTAAGCCGGACACGCTCGATCATGGTTGTATCTCGCTTCTTGATTCGAAACACATGCGGCGTGTCGAAGGGCGGTGGCACAGGGGCAGTCAAAATGACAATGTTCTGTGACTCGCTCAGGATTGGTGCGAGAATATTGCAGTAACCATATGCTATCGTTGCCATGTGAGGTGGTGAGGTTGTCGTGTCAATGGAAACACCGAGGTGGAACTCCTTCTGTTGTGGGCGACAAAATTTCACATCGTTAATGCCGACCCACGCCTCACGCCCATCCAGCGCGAGTTCAACGTTCATGGCACTTTCACGGAATGGGGCAACGCCTTTGATCATTGCTGCGAGTATTGAGAGCGGGGCTCCTTGGAGCCAAGCGATGTTGAAAGCTGCGAGAGTGCGATGAACCCATCCGCAATGGGTAATTGCGTCAATCCGCCACCACTGCGGAGGTTGTTGAGGTAAGAAGCGCCCATAATGCCCTCCAAGGCATTCGCGTGCTTGACGCTCCATCCAAGATTGATCAACGCGAGAGAGCTCATGCAACGGTCGTGGTATCGCTGGGGGAAACCGTATTTGCTCAAACACAAACAGAGGGGGAAAGGTTGACCGGGAGCCGAGCGGCATATTTACGCGGACGTTTTCGAATCCTTCCAACTGAAGCTCATCGACAATGGTCGGAGCTACAGGAGTTCGCGGAGGGAGTGGTGCAATGGCCAAAGAGCCAAGCAACAGCACAGGAAGGAATGGAATGACGGCGGGCGCGACAGGAGGAGGTGGTAGTGTGAGAAAATCGATTGGCAGAGTGGCTGGAACAAGCACCTGTGGTGCAGGGACTGATATCCCTGGGGGGGGGTGGGATTGTGCGACTGGCGGTGGCTGTGTAATTACCACAGGAGCGAGTGCAGCTGGGGCAACAGTCACAGGAGGAGCAACGGCAAAAACAGGTGGCAATGTCACCACGACTTGCAAAGATTGAGCAGACGCTCGTGCGGCTGCAGCTGGCAAGCCGCGAGGTGACGGAGGTTGCTGAGCAGGCGGTGGTTGCACAATCGCCACGGGAACGGGCGAGACTGGAATGGCGATTGGAGGTGGTGTCACGACAGAAACCGGTGGCAGAGCCACTGCCAGAGGAGGAACTGGGGCACGTATAGGTTGATGACCATCTGGAGCAAGTGCTGGGGGTGCGCTGGATCTAACCGGAATTGTGTCGGAAGCTGGAACGTATTCTGTCACCATCTTTCCATCAGTTGCAGGGATTACGCGACTCGCGCACAAAACCCAGCGATTGGCACGAAGGTGGAGATCGAATCTGTCACCTCGCACATCAGGTATCGCAGCAGATTCAAGGAGCGTGAGAGGTTTCCGAGCGGGGAATGGGATGCGTCGTGAGCAGAATATCAGATTAGACCTTGCTCCATTTTGTGTGGGCCGAGTTGTAACAACTGCTATGTCTTGAAGAGTGGTGGCCGTAATCTGCAATGAATTGTCTTCAGCCATTCGATGAACAAAAGCGATGGCGCACAAGACATCGACGTAGTCACAATCTCCTGGATAACGATTGAGGTGTTCTGGCAATTCATCTGCAGTGTATTGATGCCCGAGTTGATTTAGGCGTGCCGCAGCCACTTCAAGCTGATCGTTGTCAAGCAAGGGTAGGTTCATCTC